ATAATAGCACTAACCATTACAAAAAACAACTTGCAATTATAACAACGGTCACTAAAATAATAACCAAGTTCCAACAGTCTAGCATGTGTGCTCTACATACCCAGCGGATATGTCTCTTGTCCGATATACACGTCACTGTTCGCATCGATTCCTACGGGAGTAGTAATTTGATTACCGGTGTGATACATACCGATGTAACTCCAAGAATTTCCAACCATTCCTCCGAGCACGCGCGAGGTTCCTCGGTTCGCGTATGCCGGCAATGTCGCAATCGGCTTGAAAGCGTCGACGCGCCCAGTCGTCTTGCAAGTGCCCTGCACGGTAACGATGCCGTCGATACAGTATGCAGTAAGTTCGTTTCGATTGACGTTGGGGCCGGGAGTGGGAAGATCATAATACGTCGGCCGGTAATCGTAACCCAACATTCCCATCACGATTTTAGCTGCCTGAATCTTTGCACCTTCCGCGTTCGGATGGATTGTATCTGAAAGCAACTGCGATTGTCCAACCATCATTTCCCAGCAGTGGTTAATCAAACACGTGTTCGTTGCCAGTGCAGCGCGCGAGATGTTGTTGATAACCTTGAGGTTGCGTCCGCTGTTGCCGTTTGCGATCGTGTCGTTACCCTGGCACGCTCCGTATTGGAACGGTGCAGCGAAAACCTTTGCATTGGGGAAATTGTCATGTGCATACCTGAAAGCCGTCACGGCTGACGCGTACACGTCGTTGTCAACGGTCGCGTCGTTGCATCCACCGGAGATAACGA